CCTTTTTACGCTGCTTGTCGGGAGTGGCAGTGCTTTTGCCTGCACGTTTTCCCTCAGTATCACGTTCGGCACATTCATGCTTTCTGCGCACATCACAGGCGGCAGAGTTGAAGTCACACCACCATGCGTTATGGTGGCAGCATTTTTCAGCGTATTTGCAAGCCGTGATGTTCACCTCATTTCTCAAATTACTTTGCTTCAATTATAATTTTACAATAAAAATGCCCCTCAGATTTTGCAGTTACAAAAGCGCACCCTGCCTCACAGAAAGACAAGGTGCGCTTAAAGCTGTATTCTTAACCCCTCGATTTCGAGGAGTTTATCCGGGTCGATTTCGACCCCTTTGCCTGTTCTTTTAAATCACACTCAGATAATCGTTAAGGTTATCCTGCAAAACGGTGTATGCGTCCAACAGAGCCGCAAGGCCGTCTATACGCTGGGTCGGCTTTCGGCTCTTTATGGGCTGGATATTGCCGTTCCTGTCCTCATCAACGCAGGTGTTTGCCATGCACCATTTCAGCACGCCGTTGTTGTTGTATATTATCTTGTGTGCCTGCAGGTCCTTTGCAAGCATCTTCATAGGATTGGAAAGCGTTTTCTTGCCCTGTATCACGGGGCGCATGGTGCTGTCGCCAAAGCTTCTTTTCATTTCATTCACCCACAGCTCGGCACTCCACGAATCATATCCAACAAGGTTCAGATAAATGTCATATTCGCTCTGGACTTCGAGAAACCATTCCCTGACGGCATCGGGATTTATTCTGTTGCCGGGGCAGGTCCTGACCCAGCCTTTATCTATCCAGATGTCATATCTTACCTTGTCCTCGTTTATATGCCTCTCGACCAGATCGGCAGGTATCCAGAACATCGGTATAACGTAAATGTCCGAACATTCAGGCAGCATGAATATCACACATGCCGCCGTCAGGTCATCGGTACTTGAAAGGTCAGCGCCGCCAACTCCGTAGCGTGGTCTGAGCTCTGCCACGTCAAAAAGTGTCTCGTTGTTGATATCGTCAAAAGACAGCCACGAGCCGCCCGACGTTTCCCTGATATTAAATTCCTTGCACAAAAGATTACGCTGTAAATCGGGCGATTGCTGCGCCTTTCTAACCTTATCCCTGAGCTGTCTGATATTTTTTATCGTTCCCAGCCCCGGATTGGCTTTGGGCCAGCAGCGTTCATCTTCCCACTCTTCACGAGCGTCAAGCTCATAGATAAACGGAAGGAAATGGTCATCAACAATGCCTGCATCGGGATCATCGTAGCCGATTATCACCTTTGCGGCATACTCATACTTGTTGTCGTAGATATCTTCACGGACAACGCCCGCCGTCGTGGTTATCAGTGTCATAGGCTGTTCTCGTGCCGTTGTGCCGTCTGCAATTATGTTATACAGCGCCATGCCGTCACGCCACTGGTGTACCTCGTCCATCAATGCCCCATGAACATTCAGACCGTCGAGGGTGTCGGTGTCAGATGCCAGCGGTTTAAACACGCTTTCATTGACAGCGCAGTCCATTTCCCCCACAAGGGGCTTTATCAGTTTGCGAAGCTCCGGCGACTTATTTACCATTCGCTTAGCCTCTCCCCAGATTATCTTAGCCTGGTCCTTTTTGGTAGCCACAGCATAGACCTCTGCGCCCGGCTCGCCGTCCCCGACCTGCAAGTAAAGACCCACTATCGAGCTTATCAGCGACTTGCCGTTTTTCTTAGCCACTATCAGGACAACCTCTCGATATCGCCGCCGCCCCTCATCATCAATAAATCCGAACATAGCTGCAAGCATAGCCTTTTCCCACAGCTCAAGTACAACCAGCTGTCCACCGAGCTTTCCCTTTGAGTGCCTGCAATAGTTTTCCGCAAACTCAAGTATATGATTAGCCCGTGAAGGGGAATAGTGATACATGGTACCGTCAGCACCTGTGCTCCCCGAGAGGTCTTTGGCTAACTTTTGGTAGATCCGCTGTACCTTCCTGGACACAGTAACTTTACCGTCCTTTATCTGGCTATAGTACTCCATAATGGGACTGTAATCTTTAGGATACCTGACCAATCTGATAGCTCCTCTCTGTAGATTTTAGGTAGGGGGGTCTCAAAACTTCCCTGTGTGTTCTTTCCATCTCTGCAATCGGTCCCGAGGGGGCTTGCCCGTTTCTGTGGCAAGGGGGGGCATGGGCTGCCCGTCCTCGCCGATCATGTACCTCAGCCCCGCATCACCGAAGTGCTCTTTATTGTGGCACTCCTGGCAAAGGTATTCCAGATTTGTGTGTGATAACGTGACCATCGGGTCTGTAATGTTTTCAGGTGTTATATGCTGCCTGTGATGTACTATGTAGCCATATCTTTTTCGGCAGCGCTGACATAATCCGCCGTCAATAGCACGCCTCTCCGCAATAAATGACTTCTTGCATTGCAGCCATTTGTCGGACTTATAAAATAACTTTGCATATTCCTTAGCCATTGCCTTTTCTTTCCTTCCTGTCCTTCCTGTAAATTGGCGGTTGAAATCCATAATGCTGATATGACCGATACAGCGTTGATACATCGACGTTAAATGACATAGCTACAGATACGATTGACTTGCCGCTCTTCTGTGCGTGCCACGCCTGTAATGTCTGCTCACGGCTCAAACAGCCTTTGTACTCTGCCATCGGATCACTCCTTTTGTTCTGTTTGTAGATATCATTACGTTCACTTCCGCTCCCTACTTTCTCCTCCAGGCTGTTCGATGCTCGTCACGGAAGCGATAAACACAGGTATTACATTTGGACATTTGGGCCGCCTCCTTAAATCCACCAGTACTCAGTGACATAGCGCCAGCTCTGCGGTGCTTTGGGGTTTATGCGCCATGTTTTCGCAGGAACAATCTCACGAACTGTTATAGGACGTTTAAGCCCATGAGACGGTATGTATGACCGCATACCATTTGGGTGCGGCTCATGATCAAGCAGGATCAGCACCGCAGGGAAAAACTTCGGCGACCCGATAATTTTCATAACGATATCCTTCAAATGCCTTACCTCACTTTCTCCCGTACTGCCTCATGCGCCTTTTGACGTGCTTGCGGCGCCTGATGCAGTATTCTGCATAAACACTGATATCGGGCGCAGGCTCTTTGAAAATATAATCTGCATACCTGTAGTCCCACAACATTCTCATACCTTCCTTTCGTTTGCCGCCTTTATCCTCATATACCTGCTTGCCGAGGAGCGTATAGCCTCCTTGCTGCGCCCCATTTCCGCTCCCACCTGCGCCCACGTCAGCCCCGAGCGGTGAAGCTCTACGGCACGTTCAAGCTCGGCAGTGGAATAGAGCATGTGGCGCTGACCGCTTTTTTCGGCTATCTCCGTTATCTTCACACGCTGACCGCAGTGCATGCAGAATTTTGATGCCATGGGTATCTTTCCTCCGCAGGCAGGGCACCGGGCATTCCTGCCGACCCTGACCGTCTCCCTTTCAGCAGCCCTGCCGATAAGTGCAGTCATACACGCCAGCTTGTCACCCGGTATATCCCTCCTGCTCTCCAGCCATACCCTGCACGACCTGAGCATACTCGGTCTTGTTTCACTCATCGCTCTTGCCTCCGTCCATTTTAGCCCCGCAGTTGGGGCAATATCGGTAAGACTGCCTAAATGCGTCAAACAACATTTTATTGCTTTCACCCTCAAAAGTGACCTCAAAGCATTCTCCGCATACATCGCATTCGGCTGTAGTGTAATTTCCGTAAAAATTCAACCATTTGCCATGCTTCACGGGTGTATCTCCCGCAGCCATCACACACGCAATAACCGCAATTACATCTATACCGATGATAAAACCTATCAGTAATCCGCCCAGAAACATTATTCTTCACCGCCTTTTATCGTTCTGAACAGCTCCACAAGTATTGCCTTTTGGTCGCCGTAATTCATTCTGCGTTCCTCAGCCTTCGCCTTTTCGATATCCACCTTGCGGATTTCACGATTGCAAGCTGCAATCTCACCGCTTATAGCAGCAGCAATGGCTTCATTGCGTTTAACCGCATCAATAGCAGCCTGCAGCGCTTCTGCGTCCTGGTGGAATATTTCGTTGTCGCCGTCATCGGTATAATGCCCCTCGGCTTCGGATTTCAGGTCGCCGAGATGTTGTAAGATTTCTTCTGTTTTCACGAATTTTCACCTCCGTCCATTTGCCGCCGCATTCAGCAATTCGGGATTATCGTAAATGTTGCCGATGACTTCTGCTGCAAATTCGTCTGTTTTTCCTATTGCAGCACATCTCAAAATAGATGAATTTACCCAAGCGGTAGGATTTGGGGCGTTGACATAGCGCACACCAAATCCTGAAATTTCATCAATCCAAACAATCACACCAATATTTGTAGCAGAATATGCAGTGCCCTTAACGATATCCCCCTCGAAAATCATTACACCGTTCTTGTCGGTATGCCCTGTGTACTGTCCGACGGTTTCGGGGATAACAGCGAAAATACAGCTTTCGGATAAATCGTGAATATTTCCCCCAAGATTTACATATGAAACAATAGCACAAATGCCCGATTCAACATCTTGCAACAAATCACCGCATATCCATTCGCCGTTATCCTTTCGCTTGCCCCTGAACAAACTTTCTCTCATGTTATCCTCCTCAAACGCCTATGATCTGCGACGCAGTCATATCCGCCACGTGCGTATATAGCACATTGGGATATTTCTTTACAGCCGCACTGTAATACTTCCAGTTCTCTCTGTCGTCAAAGGCTCCCATATGCCATCTGATGCACATGATTTCTTCCTGCGTCAGTGTGCCTAAAATATGCTGTGCGATAATTACGGACTTTTCTCCATGTCCTGGTAAAAGCATATCAGTGTTGTACACCCACTTGCCCTCGGTTTCACACACCACGCTTCCGTCAGCCGCCTTTTCCCGAACAATTTCACGACTGTAGTCGTCAGTCTTGCATATGTCATGAAACATTCCGACAATGTAAATGCTGTCACGTCTCTCCCA